AGCAAGATGCTCTTTCACAAACAGCCATGGACAACGCATACGAATGGTACACCTCTGGTCCTAGACAACGTTTACAACCAGGCGGTTCAATTGTTATTGTCATGACGCGGTGGTCTACAAAGGATCTTACGGGGAAATTATTAGCAGCACAAACAAACGAAAATGCTGATCAGTGGGACGTGGTTGAGTTTCCGGCTGTCTTGAATGATAAACCAATGTGGCCTGAGTTTTGGAACATAAATGAATTAAATGGGGTAAAAGCATCATTATCCGAACAAAAGTGGCAAGCACAATGGATGCAACAACCAACATCAGAAGAAGGTAGTATTATCAAACGTGATTGGTGGAAAGTGTGGCCAAAAGAAGACATTCCTGATTTGATGCATGTTATACAAAGTTATGACACAGCGTTTAGTAAAAAGGAGACAGCTGACTTTAGTGCCATAACAACGTGGGGCGTCTTTAAACCCGTGGAACACGGACCATTTCACATTATTCTTTTAGGTATGCGTAAAGGTAGATGGGATTTTCCTGAATTAAAAGAGATTGCGTTAGAAGAATATCAATACTGGGAACCAGAAACAATCTTGATTGAAGCTAAAGCTTCTGGTATGCCCTTAACACAGGAGCTACGTCAAGTAGGAATTCCTGTAGTTACTTATACGCCTAGTAAAGGCAATGATAAGCACGTTCGTGTTAACTCCGTAGCTCCTTTATTTGAATCAGGGCAAGTATGGTGTACCGAGGATCGCTGGGCAGAAGAAGTTATTGAAGAATGCGCTGCTTTCCCTTATGGTGATCATGACGATTTAGTCGATTCAACAACACAAGCGTTGTTGCGTTTCAGGCAAGGAAACTTCATACAATTAGAGTCAGATTATAAAGATGATAATTTGGGGATAATTGAACAAAGGCAGTATTATTAATGGATCAATACGAAGACATAGATATTTTTGAAATTGACGAGGCGTTACCACCATCAAAAGATGTAGTGGATATGGATTCAGGTTTTGACAAATTAGGCAGATTTATGACCACGCCAGGAAATCTTCCCTATCCTAAATTTCTTAGCCCTATGTATAAAGTTATAGCGCAAGGAACCGATAAAGTTTATGATTTTAGTGAACGGCTCAAGGAACTCGGCCCAATAAAAAGACAGATGTTACCAGGTGGCAACATTGCTTACGTAATTGGTCAATATGGTGTTGGAGAAAATATTCCAAGAACTTTTGCAAAAATGGAATTAGGTGAGCCTATTACACCTCTTGAGGGATTAGAAGCTACTCTTCTAGGTTTAGATTTAACTGGTGTGTATGTAGGTGGAAAAGTATTAGCTAAAGGAGCCTATAATAATATTATAAAAATGTTATCGAAAAAAGGTGTGTCAGAGGAGGCTGCCGCTAGTCTTGCAACAAAAGCAGTTGTAGCAAATCCTAAATTAATTGATGAGTATGCTGGTGCAAAAGATGTTGAAGAGTTATCCGATGAAGCAAAAGACAAACTCGGCGTAGGAGCTAGTTTAACTCCTAAGCAAGTTAAAGATATTGCTAATAAAACAATGGAAGAAAAAGGATATACGGATATTTATGGGCAACCAGAAAGTGTCTCATTAGCTTCTGATTTCTATTCTCCTGGTAATAAAATTTTACAAGAGCGTTCTGAATATATGGAAACTGTAACACCTATTTATGAACGAATTATGCAAGTATCAAAACAACAAGGTAAAGGTAAAGGACTAGGAACACTTGAGGGGGAAAAGTATGGTAACAAAGAATTTGTAAAATACCAAGTAGGTGATTATGATGAGGCAACTAATGTTATTAATTCTTTACCGGAATTTAAAATTGGACCAGATGCAACAGAAGAACAGTTTAATGCTGCAGGTAAAATATACGCACAGATAGTAAATGGTAATGATGATGTTTTAAAAATAGCTTTAAATAATTTTTATGATACTGGAACATATGGAACAACAGGATATAAAGTTAGAAAAGCGGCCCTTTCGGATATTAATGATGCAAAAGCTTGGACTCAATTTGGTCAACAACATCCTTTAAGAAAAGGTAATTCTTTAAATAAAGCCAAGAGATTAAATAAAGCAATTAAATTAATAGAGGATTACAAAAAAAATAATCCAAACTCTAGTGGCATAGAAATAAATTTTAAAAAATTAGAAGAAATACTAGGAGACCACGAGGAATACGCAGCTGTGTTTAGAGAGGCTACTCCAGAATCTTTAGATAAAATAAAAAAATCAAAAGCAAAAACTTTTCCAAATATGACCGATGATGAGGCTAAAAGTTTGTATGTTCAACAAAAATATCAAGGAGAATTTAACGCTTTACAAAAATATTTGAATGATACTGATATGCCTTTAGCTAGAGCTTTTTCATTAAGAAAAGGTGCAAAAGGATCAGATAAAAGAGTAAAACTTAATTTGAATCCGACTCAACAAGCAAACTTCGTTGCAAAAAGAAATGAAATAAATCAGGCTATAGATAATATACAAGACGTTCCAATCAGGGGTGAGGTTGCAAAAGATTGGCTTAGAATGACAACGGAAAGAATGAGAGCTAATTATATGAACGAAGCTCAAATAATGAATCAAGTTAAAAACATAGATGCAAATAAATTAGCAGAGCTTTTATTAAAAAGAGAAAAAGCAAACATGCAAGCGCAAAATTTTGCAGATGAGTACGAAGATATTGCTAAAGTATTTGATGGTGATTTTAATCCTGCAGCTCTTGAATTTCAATTAGGACATATTAAAGCTTTAGAAGATAGTATTAATACTTCTCTTGATATGGAAAATCTAATGGTAATAAGTAAAGAAGCAAATCTTTTAGATAACGAAGTAAGAAACTACGTAAAAACAAAAATTAATCAAATTGATGAACAAATGTCAAAAGGACTTACTCGTGATAGTTTTTCTAAAGTAAACTCACTAATAGATGATTTAAAACAAATTGATGAAATAGCTAAAGAAGAAGGTGTTTTAACTAACATTAAAGGACAAACCTTTGGAGATGAAACTTTAAAAGAATCAGAAAGTATTTTTTCTGGAGATGAGGGTCTTTTTATGGCACAAGGTGGTATGGCTAAAAATTTTTCTTATGGTGGAGGTGTAACCGAGGATTTAGATATTTTTGAAGCACAAGAGGATTCTTTTCCAGAAGGTTCGTATCAAACAGCCAATCTTATGGTACCTTTCTTTAAACTGTTTGGTAAAGCACCACCTCATACAACAGCACCTATACCAACACCAAAAGAAAAATTAGTAAATCCTACAAAAAAACAAAAAGAAAGTTTGGAATCAGAAACTATAAAAAGATCTACAGAGGATGTATTTGATCCAACCCCAAATGATAGTCTTGGAATTGCTATTGAAAAACCTATTACTGCCACACCAATAACTAAACAACCAATGACATCAGTATTTTATTCTGATGTAGACAGATTGTTATCACGACCTGACACGCCTAAGACTTTTAATTCTAAACAAGAATTTTTTGATTTCTTAAATAAAAATAATATTCGTAAATCAGAATCAACTGATTACCGTATTCCTCAAATACTAAAACTATTTGGAGATAATGATCCAATAGATACTGCCACAATTTTGACACAAGTCAGAACAGCTCCGATCAGCGGTATGCGTGTACATGCAACAGGGCAGGGGTCCGATATTATTAATCCTAATGGCGCGTCAAGCACACGTTACACAGGGTACGCAGAAAATGGTTTTATCGAAGGTAGTCAACGAGAAAGAATATTGTACATGAACCGTGATAAATTACCAGGAGACTCGGGAGATTATCCACAGTCAATGTTTGGTGGAGAAAATATAACTCGTCATGACTTTGGCATACCAAATGAAGACAATACTTACATTGTTGGTTGGACGCGGCTCACGGATCGCTATGGTTATGTCCCGCCTAAAGTTGCAGGACCTGAAACACAAATAAATTTTAAAGAGACAACTAAAGAATTAAATAAAAATGAAAGAAGTTTGAAAGGTCTTTATGCAGAAGCACAAAGTAAAATACAAAGATTAGCAGGTCAACGAGGAATGAACCAAGCAGACATTGATGAAATTATGGATGATTTTGGTACCACTGATGCTGTTCAAATGAGTGTTATAAATAAATATGCTGATCAATTGAATGAAGTAAGCCCTGGTCTTGTTGATCAGATGGATGAGCTTATTGTAAGGAATAGAGATTTACAAGAACAAATTACTAAAGCATCGGGCGTTGATCCGAGCGGCGTGGTTCGTGTCACGTTTGCCGATGAGATACAATCAGATATTCTGCAGGCAGCAGCCATGCGTAAACAACAACTGGCCGCGGCCCTTCGCAAGATACAAGAAGAGGGAAAAGAATCAACAAACTTACAAGGTCTTAACCGTGTATCAGAGGCAGCTCTTAATTTCTTTGAAGAAAATAAATCAGTCTTCAGACCATTAGAGAAATCGCCTGAAGAAATGAAATTGTTAAATAAACAAATGCTAAAACTAGATGAAGAGGTAGACAATCTTGTTAACAAATATATTGCAACACGTGAGCTTGATGATGCAGAGCTAGCTAGACTTGGAACATTATTGAATGATAATATTGACAAGATGTTAAATGAAGTAATGACAATTGATGGGGCTACAATGTCAGGACTGTTTCCTGATCTGCCATTAAAGAACAGAGAAGAGTGGGCAGATGCTTTAATTAAAAAAGATTTATATGAACTAGCGTACAGAAAGTTTGTATTAAAAGATCCAAATGCATCAGATTACTACGCAACATCCACTTCTCAACCTGTTATTAAAAGATATAATTTTGAAGGTAATGCTGCAACATCAAAAGAATTACGTGACATTGATAAACAAGAACGTTTTGACTTATTTAAAAGAACTGGAGAATTTAGAAGTTCTAAATACAAAGGTATTGGAATGGACGAGTTTTATGGTGGGCCTAATGCGGTTGATGAAAAGGGTAAACACTATACTTCTACCATAGAGAAAATTTTAAAGAAGCAGGCAAAAGAAAATAATTCTGAAATGATTACCATGCCTGTACAGGTAAAAAAAGGATCTAAGTCTCAATATCAAGTTACTGATCAAAATGGCAATATGGTAGCTACATTAACAAATGAAGATCAAGCTAGAGAATTAATGCGAACAAATCCAAATTACCAGATTAAGCCTATTTCTATTCCTGATAAAAAATCAATGGAGCCAGTTTTCGCTATCAAGATTACCGAAGAAATGTTAGAATCATTTGCGACACATAAAGCCAAAGGTGGACTTGTGTCTAATATTGATATATTTGAGGTAGCATAATGGCAGTTGAAAGACCAGTAGGAGAACCAAACACCGACATTGAAGTAGAAGGAGTTACAATTGAAACTCCAGATATGGAGGTAGAAGCAGTTGAAATGCAAGAAGATGGATCTGCTATTATAAATCCAGAACAAGAAATGATGGATGTACAGTTTGATTCTAATTTAGCAGAATACATTGAAGATGATGAATTAGGTAAAATATCTAGCACACTTATTGATGATTACAAAAATGACAAGACGTCTCGAGATGATTGGTATGAATCATATCGTAAAGGTTTAGATTTATTAGGGTTTAAATATCAAGAAAGAACACAACCATTTACAGGAGCAAGCGGTGTTACACACCCTTTGCTATCTGAATCTGTTACCCAATTTCAAGCGCAAGCTTATAAAGAATTACTACCTTCAGGAGGGCCTGTAAGAACACAAATTATAGGAACACCTGATACAGAAAAAGAACAACAAGCTGAGAGAGTTCGTGATTTTATGAACTATCAGATTATGCATGTGATGGAAGAGTTTGATCCTGAACTTGATCAAATGCTTTTTTACTTACCTTTAACAGGTTCTACTTTTAAGAAAATTTATTTTGACGCAACACTTGGTAGAGCAGTATCTAAATTTATTCCTGCAGATGATTTAATCGTTCCTTATCTTTCTACTGATCTACTATCCGCAGAAAGAGTTACCCATGTTCTTCGTCGAACAGAAAATGAAATTAAAAAAATGCAAGTTATTGGTATGTATCGTAATATTGATATACAACCTTTCTACGAAGACTCACGTATTCAAGAAACAAAAAACAAAATAGAGGGAACTCAAAATACTAATTACAATAATGATAATTATACGTTATTAGAAATACATTGTGATTTAGATCTTCCTGGTTTTGAAAATCAAGATGGAATAAAACTTCCATACATTATTACAATTGATGAAGGGTCAGGAAAGGTTTTATCTATTTATAGAAACTATGCAGAAAACGATTCTTTTTATAAAAAGAAACAATATTTTGTACATTATAAGTTTTTACCTGGGCTTGGCTTTTATGGCTTTGGTCTTATCCACATGCTCGGGGGCCTCTCCAGAACTGCAACGGCAGCACTTAGACAACTTATTGATGCAGGTACGTTGTCCAATCTCCCTGCAGGTTTTAAAGCTAGAGGGTTGCGAGTTAAAGACGATGATACTCCCCTCCAACCAGGAGAGTTCAGGGATGTAGATGCACCTAGTGGGGATTTACGAGCGGGGTTAATGCCTTTACCTTACAAAGAACCAAGTGCTACTTTATTTCAATTATTAGGATTTGTTGTTCAAGCAGGTCAACGTTTTGCCACTATAGCTGATCAAAAAATTGGTGATAGTGTAGCAGCAAATGCTCCTGTTGGAACTACTATGGCTCTTATGGAAAGAGGCTCTAGAGTTATGAGTGCCATTCATAAAAGATGTCACTATGCACAGAAAATTGAATTTCAATTATTAGCTCAAGTATTTAAAGAATTTACAGAACCTTTTTATCCATATGATGTAGGACAGGATGTTGTTCCTAGCGTGAAGTCGACAGACTTTGATGATCGTGTTGATATTATGCCTGTTTCTGATCCAAACATTTTTTCTATGTCTCAACGTGTTACGTTGGCACAAACACAATTACAATTAGCACAAACAAATCCTGAAATGCATAACTTATACGAAGCGTATAAAAGAATGTATCAAGCTTTAGGTGTTACAGATATTCAAGCTATTTTACCTGTTCCTCAAACACCTTCTCCAAAAGATCCTGCAATTGAAAATGCTAATGGTTTATCTATGATGACTCTTACAGCATTTAGAGGACAAGATCATCAAGCACACATTAGTGCACATAGAACTACGATGTCTTCTCTTTTAGTAAAAGGAAATCCTCAAGTAATGACAATTTTTCAAACTCATATTCTTGAACATGTGTCTATGTTGGCACGAGAAGAGATTGAAGCAGCAAATGCTGAAGCAATACAGCAAGAAGCAGCAAAATATGGTGGTGAATTACCTCCAGAACTACAACAACAATTTCAACAAGTAATAGAAACACAAGTTGCAGCAAAAATTGATGAATATTTGGAAGAAATGTTCTTAGATGAGTTAAAAATAACACAAGATCAAGGTCAAGATCCGTTGGTCGCGCTTAAAGAACAAGAAATACAGCTCAAAGCAAGAGATATTCAACGAAAAGAGCAAAATGATCAAGGAAGATTAAGCATTGATCAACAAAAATTACAGCAAACAGCTGAAATAGCTGAAGATCGTATACAATCTCAAGAAGATATAGCTCAATTAAGAGCTAATGTTAACTTAACTAAGCAAAAAGAGATAGAAAAGAGTAAAAAAGATCCAAGAAAAGTGGATGTACAGAAGGATATAAGATTTGATAATTAAAAATGAAGTATTATCAGAAGCTGAAATTAGACTTCAAGAATTATTTTCAAATTTGTTGGAATATGTAGAAAAGACTTCCCAAAATAATCAAGATAGTATACTCTTGGCTGGTGCTATGATGGGTGTAGCACAAATGCTATTGTATGAGAGATTAGTTCCTGTAGAAGCAGATAAATTAATGGACCATCACACAGCAGACTTTGTTGCGTTAATTAAACCAACGATACATTAGGAGTGTAAGGAGAAAATATGTCACTTAATAATCCAAAACCAAAATACATAAATGGTTCACTATATCCAAATGCAAAAATGACTGTTTCTAATGACATGAATCCTTATGCAGGAAAAAATGTTAATAAAACAGCAATTGCAGATGTTTATTCAGCTACAATGGAAGGACCTAAAGTTAAACAAAACTTAGGAGCTGGACCAAAAGGACAAAGAAGTAAAGTACAAATTAAAAAAGTACCATTCAAAGGTTTATTTTAATAATAAAATAAGGTAAATTATTTTTTTTAATAAAGGAGGTTTTATGAATTTATTAAAAGATCTATGGGGCCACATTAAAGAATGGTCGGACTGGAAAATGAAGGACTGGATAAAAGCCGCTATTGTGGCTATTATAGTTCTTTGGGTTATTAGCTGGATGACAGGCGGAGCTGCCTAGACTATGGTCTGGCAACTTTTAGCAAAACCCTTACTCGGCGTAGCCGCAGATACTGTCCGTGGCTTCGTCGAGACCAAAAAAGCGAAAGCAGAATTAAAAGTTCAAGAAATTAAAGCCGCTACTAAGTTGAAGGAAGACCAGATTGCCGGGAAAGTGAAGTGGGAAGCATCAGCCGTAGATCAAATGAAAGGGTCGTGGAAAGACGAACTCATTTTAATTTGCCTACTTGCTCCAGCGACACTCGTATTTTTTCCAGGAATGACTGTACACATAGAAGCAGGATTTGTTGCCTTGCAACAGCTGCCGGATTATTATAAACATTTATTATATATTGCCTGCTCAGCTAGCTTCGGCATTAAGGCCGGAAAAGGTGCAATGGGTTTAATTAAAAAAAAATAGGAGACAATTATGGCTAATACAAAACGAATGAATAGACTAGAGGAATTAGGTAGAGTTGATTCCGAAAAAGCTTACACTAAAAAAGGTAAAAAAAATTTAAAAGCAGAAAAGAAAAGAATTGTAAAAGAAGTTTCAAAGAAATACCGTGGTGGTAGCATGGGTGGAGGAATGAATCCAATGGGATATTCTCCAGATCCAACTGTAAAAAGTATTACAGGTTATAATCCCACAATGAGAAAAAGAGGTGGATCTATTAAAAGACGTGGCGGAGGAATTGCAAAACGTGGAATGGGAATAGCTAAATGAAGAAAAAAATGAAAGATTTAAGTGGAGACGGTAAAATAACTAAAAAAGATGTTCTGATAGGTAGAGGAGTTATTGCAAGAAAAAAAGGTGGAATGGCAAAAAGTTCAGCACAAACTTCTGTTATTAAAGGAGCAAGTGTAGGAGGTTCTAGAGAAGGATCAACTATTCCAGGACCAAGAGCAAAAGGTTCTAGAGAAGGTTCTGTTATTAAAGCAAATAAAGGAACTCATGTAACTAAAGATGGAAGGACTGTTAAAAAGGGACTTTATTACAACATGAATAAACGCCGCAAAGCAGGCACTAGTCGACCGGGTAAAGGCACTGTTTCTGCAAAAGCTTTAAAACAATCAGCTAAAACTGCCTTTAAACCTAAAAAGAAAAGTTAATGCCTTTTCGCTCTAAAAAACAAAGAGCATACCTTTATGCAAATGAACCTGAAGTTGCTAAAAGTTGGGCAAAAAAACATGGAAATAAGATTGTAAAAAAGAACATGGGAGGGTATATAGAAGTTAAACCCAAAGGGTTTGGCAGAATGTTAAAAAATAAAAGACCTACTACAAAAATATACACATGAGAAAAATCTAACTTATCATGATAAATATGGGAAAACTTTTAGCTTCAGTAAAGAAGCATGAAGGTTATAGAAACAAGGTGTATCTGGATACCTTAGGCAAGAGAACCGTGGGCGTCGGGCATTTATGCGTTGAAGACTTTTGGGAAGACGATAAAGAATACGAAGAAAAGTTTCTTATGACTATATTAGAACATGATTTACAATCCGCTATAAAAGGTGCAGAAGATCTTATGGATAACTGTCCTTCTGGTGGTAAAGCAAACATCAGTGATGATGCAAAAATAATAATTATAGAAATGGTATTTCAGCTTGGAAAATCTGGGGTCTCAAAGTTTCGTAATATGTGGAAGGCCCTTCAACAGGAACCTCCTCAGTATGACGTTGCGAGTGTTGAGATGCTCGATAGTCGTTGGGCAAAACAAACCCCCAACAGAGCCCAAAGCATGGCTGATCAAATGAAGGCATGCGGTTAGAGAATTTTTTTACATATTACAAAAAAGAATTAATTGCTAGACAAACTGCTGTAGAACAAGCTATATTGCAAGGCGTTCCAAATTGGGACGAATATAAGTATTTAACGGGAAAGTTACATGCTTTAAAACAAGAAGTACAGGAACTCACGGACCTGCTAAAGAAAACGGAGCTAGAAGATGAATAAGCCAGCAAGTAAACTAATTATGCCAAAACATATTTGGGATGGTAAAAAGAAAGAGAAACAAAAGAAAGACATAGAGAAAGTACCTCAACCAACAGGATACCGTCTTGTTTTATTTCCTTTAAAATTAGAAGGTAAAACAGCAGGTGGCGTTCTTCTTACAGATACAGCTATTGAACAAGCTTCGATTGCTACTAATATTTGTAAAGTTATCGCCGTAGGACCTGATGCTTATCAAGACAAAAATAAATTTCCTAATGGACCATGGTGCAAAAAAGACGATTGGATTATCATTACAAAATATGCTGGAGCTAGACTTAGCATTGATGGTGGTGAACTTCGCATAATCAACGACGATGAAGTACTGGCAGTTGTCGAAGATCCAAGAGATATATTGCCAGCTAATTTAATGTAACATGGAGAATTCTATGCAAGAAGTACAAACAAATAAAGCAGAAAAAATGGTTCCAATAGATACGTCAGGAGAAGCAGTAGATATAGAACTTAAAGAAGATAAAGTTGATGCTGTTAAAGAAAGTTCAACAGAAACACCTGTTGTAGAAGTTCAAGAAGAAACAACAAAAACACCTGTTGTAGAAACAAAAGAAGAAGAACTAGAAGAATATAGCACTGGTGTAAAAAAACGTATTGATAAACTAACAAAGAAAATGCGTGAAGCTGAAAGACGTGAACAAGCAGCAATTGAATACGCAAAAAAAATACAACTAGAAAATAAAAATTTAAAATCTTTTTCAACTGTAACATCTAAAGAAAGAATTGCCTCTGATGAAGAACGTTTAACGTCTAACGAAAGTTTATTAAAAGCTTCTCTTCAACAAGCAGTAGAAAATAGTGATGTTGAAAAACAAGTTCTTGCTCAACAAGAATTAGCAAAACTAGCTATTGAACAAGAAAGATTAAAAATAAGAAAACAAAAACAAGCTCAAGCTGATGCTACAAAAGAAGAACCTGAAAATGCACAACCTTGGGCACCTCAAGAGGCACAACAACAAAAACAAGCTGAACCTGATCCTAAAGCTCAAGAATGGGCAGAAAAGAATAAATGGTTTGGCAATGATAAACCTATGACCTATACTGCAATGTCTTTTCATGACGAAATAGTATCAGAAGGGTTTGACGTAAGCTCAGATGAGTATTATAATGAAATAGATAAACGTATACGTAAAGAGTTTCCCCATAAATTTTCGGATGGAGGGGAGGTTAGCAGACCAAAGCAAAAAGTTGCTTCTGCTGTAAGAACATCGTCCACTGGACGCCGCACTGTGAGACTCACACCTTCACAGGTAGCTATTGCAAAAAAACTTGGTGTGCCACTCGAAGAGTACGCAAAACACGTGAAGGAGGCGTAAATGACTGAAAAATTAAATAAAACCTCACGCAAAGTTGAAACCCGTGATCAACAAGCTCGTAAAAAGGGTTGGGTACCGCCATCTAATTTAGATGCCCCAGAACCACCTGAAGGTTTTCACCATAGGTGGGTAAGATTTGAGTATAGAGGACAATCAGACGATAAGAATGTAACCGCTAGACTTAGATCGGGATATGAACCTGTGAGAGCAGAAGAGTATCCA